TCAGCAAGATTTGCCGCTTGGTGAGGGCCAAGACACCATTGTCGTTATGGACTCAGACCCAGATGCTGATCAGCCAGAAATGGACGTTGATGGCAATGTTCTCCGTATTGACCACGGGGATGGCTCTATTAGCGTTTCCCTTGATGGGCGTCCTATTGAGTCTAGTAAAAGAAAAAAAAGCGAAGGTTGGTATGCTAACTTGGCTGAAGACATACCTGAAAATACGCTTTCTGAGATTGCTCATCAGCTTATTAAGGGTATTGAGGAAGATATCGACAGCCGCAAAGAGTGGATTGAAGACCGCGCACAGGGTCTACGACTATTGGGCCTTAAAATTGAAATTCCGGGTCAACAAGGCACAGCCGATGGCGCACCTGTTGAAGGAATGTCCCGTATCCGCCACCCGCTCTTGCTGGAATCCGTATTGCGTTTTCAGGCGAATGCGCGGTCAGAACTTCTGCCCACTGACGGACCAGTCAAAGTACGGGTAGACAGCAACTCAGGCTCACCTGAACTTGATTTGCAAGCAGAATATTTGGAAAAAGACTTCAATCATTATTTGACGGCAACGGCTAAAGAGTACTATCCTGACACGGATAAGATGCTTTTTATGCTAGGGTTTGGCGGTTCGGCCTTTAAAAAGGTCTATTACTGCCCCCTACGCAATCGTCCTGTGTCCGAAACGGTGGATGCGGACGATTTAATCGTCAACAATGAAGCCACGGACCTTTCAAATGCTCGGCGTATTACCCATCGAATCTCTATGCGTCCTTCGGTTGTCAAACGGATGCAGATTATTGGTGCCTACCGTGACATCGATTTGGGACAAGCCAAGCAGAAGGAACTTGACGCCGTTCAAAAAGAAAAGAACGCAATCCAAGGCACCCAAGATGACATCAACATTGCTGAAGATCGGGACCGCGAAATATATGAATGCTACTGCGAATTAAACATTGAAGGCTACGAGCATCAGATTGACGGAGAAGCATCCGGTTTGGAAGTTCCGTACCGTGTAACGATCGACGTATCATCTAAGCAAGTCCTTAATATTGTTAGAAATTATGATGAAGAAGATCAGGAATTACCTGAAGCGCGTACGCATTTCGTTAAGTACGATTTTGTGCCGGGCCTTAAATTCTATGGCATGGGCCTATTACAGATTTTGGGTAATACTACAAATGCTTTGACCGCTGTTTGGCGTGAATTGCTTGACGCAGGTATGTATGCCAACTTCCCCGGCTTCTTGTATGCCAAGACATCTGGCCGACAAAATAGCAATATTTTCCGCGTTCCTCCCGGCGGTGGCGCACAAATTGACACGGCTGGCTTGGCTATTCAGCAAGCCGTTATGCCGCTACCTTATAAAGAGCCATCTGGCGCATTAGCCAGTTTTGCTCAGACAATTAGTGAGTACGGCCAACGCGTAGGTGGCACTTCTGAGTTGCAAGTAGGCGAAGGTAAGTCAGATGCACCTGTCGGAACCACGTTGGCAATAATTGAGCAAGCGCAAAAGGTTCTTAACAGCGTTCACAAGCGCTTACATGCGGCACAAGCTGACGAATTTCAGCTGTTGGCACAATGCTTTAGGGAGCATCCCAACTCTTTCTGGCAAAGAAACAAGCGCCCAGCAGGTCAATGGGATGAGAATACATTCCTAACTGCACTGGATAATTATGAATTGGTTCCTCAAGCTGACCCTAATACGGCAAGCCACATTCAACGTGTTATGAAAGTAACAGCATTGATCCAATTGGCCCAACAAGCGCCTGATTTGTACAATTTAGACGCTGTAAACCGCGAAGCATTACTTACATTGGGCTGGAGCAACGCTACTTCGTTGTTACGTGATCAAACTACCAATCCATCACAGCCTGATCCACAAGCACAGGCCGCTCAAATGGCTGGTCAGGCCGCTATGATCACTGCGCAGTCTAAAATGATAGAAGCGCAGACCAAAGTTGCCGAAACGCAGCAGAAATTGGGTGGTGGTCAAGGTCTTTCCCCTGAAGAACAGGTCAAAATGGCCGAAATTCAACAGAAAAACATTGATGCACAGCTTGATGCGACCAATCGTAAGCGTGATCGCGAGAGCCGTGAACGTATTGCAGCGGTTAAGTTGGCTGAAGATATGGCCGCAAACCCTGCTGGCTTGGGTATTGTTAAGCAAATCCTTGATCCAAGCATGATTCAACGTCTTGAAGGCAATGAAGCGCCTATGACACCCACTCCCGGCGGCGTTATACAGTGAGATAAGTCATGAACGACCACATTAAGCATGCTTTGCGTATTGCGCAGTCGTTAGGGCGCGGAAATGACACTATTCTGGCGCATATTAACCCGCGCGAAGCTGCGTTGCTTAAAAAACGGGGTGGGTCAGGTAAAATTAATCCATATACTGGGTTAATAGAATTTGATGACAATGATCACGAAGGCGAAAATGCCCGCGGAGGCGATAGCGTTGGAGGATTGCGTGGAGACACGGGTGGATATAGTGGCAATCAAGATGCCGCTAATGAAGCGCGTGTTGGAGATACTCCCGGGGGATTTAGTGGTGATACTGGAGCATTTTCAAAAGGCGACGTTGGCATGTTACAAGGCCAACAAAATGCTTTAACAGCTGGTTTGCAAGGTGCTGAACAAGCTGCAAGAGGAGCCGAGGAGAATAATCCAACTGGACTATCCATCCGTACCGGGGATGCTCCCGGCGGGTTAATGGGTGATACAGGTGCATTTTCAACAAGAGTTACACCCGCCCAAGGCCAACAAGACGCAGCAACTGTGGCAGCTTTAAATAAACAAGTTTCGGATCAAGCAGCTTTTAATAGATATATGCAGCGTATGCAAAATGTTGAAAGTGGCGGGCAGGGCTATGCTTATAATAAGCAAACTGGCGCGTTTGGATTAAACCAATTAACTCCGTCAACGGCGGTAGCGCTTTTAGGTAAATATGAGCCAAGCGAAACATACCGTGAAGCAGCCGGAACATCTAACCCAGCTGATGTTTTAGGAGGAGGTTTAAACACTGGTCCGGGTTATGTTAATTTAACGCCGCAAGAGCAGTTAAGAAATATAACAGTCAACCAAGATCTTCAAAATAAATTAGCTGAAGATTTAAGCCGCGAAAATATGGGAACATTGTCTAGTGCGGGCGCGCCTATAAATAATGCCACATTATATGCTGCCCATCTTTTAGGTGCTGGAGATGCTTTAAAAGCGATAAATGCCGATCCTAGTACGCCTATTGAGCAAACTGGTGTAAATCAACAAGCTATTTTAAATAATAATCTTTCTGGTTTAACAGCTGGACAAGTTTTAGCGCGGGCTAATAGCCAAATGGCTGCAGCACCTTCGGGAACAGGAACATCTACTACAACTGGTGGATTTGGAAGGCTTGCTGAAAATTCAGGCAACGGTGCAGTTTTATCTGAGGGGGCGGTTAATTCTTCCAACCCCAATAATACTGCAACGGAAACTGGAAATACAGTTAATGATACAACGCCAAGAATCCCGGTAGATAGTTTGGAAGATCCGGCCCTTATTGCGGCATACAACGCGCAATATGGGCTGGCTGGACCTAAAAACACTATAGCCGATATGGCATTAGGGCAACGCGCCCCTAATATTACAACAGACAATCCACTTATAAATACAGTACAAGGCGCAAATAACTTCCTGACAAATTTGTTTACGCCTAATTATAATTTAGGTTCTGACCAATATAACAAAATAAGCCAAAACCCAGAACCATCGCCAGAATCCCCATTTAGGGGTCATGGCGGCGGTCAACAGCCTATTCCGTATATTCCTCCTGTTGAAACAGCGGCAGCTATCGCGCCTGTTGCGCCAATGGCGTCGTATGTACAACAAACGCCATATATTCCACCTGCTAATACCCCGTATGCATCTTTGGGCGCTAACTTTGTAGACCCAAGAATGTATCAAAACCCTTTATTTTCTCAAGTTTTAGCTACTGGCGGGAAAGTGCATGGCAATAATGCTATGGGCAATGCCCTGCGCATGGCTATGGCAAACAAACCATGAACATCTATTGTGCAAATACGGCAAATAGGCTAATATTCCCTTATTACACCTGCGGACGCGCAGTGAAGGAGCAGACTTATGCATGAGTATCTTAAACAGGCCCGTGAGGGTGCAGCCAAGAAGTTGAAGGGCATCCAGAGCGGTGAGCCTCATACTAAGGTCGACTCCTCCTCATGGTCGCCACCTGAGATGCTTGAAGCTGACAAGCAGACTGGCATGCGTCCAGTTAGCAAGCGTCAGTATAAATCTGGCGGCAAGGTTCACGGTGAGCATGCTAAGAAGCGCGCTGACCGTAAAGCCCGTAAAGAGGGTGGCCGCGCAATGTCAGTAGACGGTTTTATCAACCGCGACGACAAGATGGCTAATGATGAACGCGCTGGCGTAAAGCATGTTGGCGGCATGAAGCGCGGCGGCAAAATTCACAAGAAAGCCCGTGGCGGACCAGAAGGTGATTTTGCGGATCGCAACTACGGCGCAGACGAAATTACGCAGATGACGGGCAATATGCCTCGCAATATGCCTATGGGAACTAGCTATGCTAAGGTTCCTATGCCTACGCCCCGCCCTTCTGATAAACCAGTTAAGTATGTTGGTCCAAAGCCAACCACAAATCCTAATTATGGGATGAAAAAGGGCGGCGCAGCACATCTTGATGAGGCGGCAGATAAGGCTCTCATCCGCAAGATGGTTAAGCCATCTGCTCGTACAGGTAAAGCAGAAGGCGGCGACCTTGATCCAAATTTGATGGATTGGAAAATACTTCGTCAAAAATTAAAAGATTCGGTAAAAGAAAAAACCGCCGCTTCTAAGGGTAAAGCATCAGCTAATCCTTTAATGGGTGGCAAACAAATCAATGATGATCAAAATGAAAGTTTTACATCTAGCGGATTAAAGCGCGGTGGCCGTGCAGAACATTGTTGGGGTGGTGAAGCTAAGCCAAAGAAGGCTGAAGGCGGCTCAACCAAGTGGATTCAAGGTGCGATTAAGCATCCGGGTTCGCTTCATAAGGCACTTCATGTTCCCGCTGGTGAAAAAATTCCTGCCAAGAAATTGGAAAAAGCTTCTCACAGCGAAAATCCAAAGTTAGCTAAAAAAGCTAATTTAGCTAAGACGTTGAAGCGTATGCATCATGCAGATGGTGGCGAGGCTGGTCGTGGCTTGTACGTACGTCAAGGTTATCCGCATGAAGTTCCGGGCGCTGATGGCGGTCGTACGGCTAAGAAGGGTGGCGGATCGCTTGGCAAGGGTAAAACCAATGTCAATATTATGATTCATCCGCATAGCGGCGCAGCACAGCCTCCTGTTATGCCTCCAATGGGTGGATTGCCAATGCCTCCACGTCCGCCAGTGTCACCTCCAATGCCACCACAAGGTATGCCAATGGGTGCGCCTCCTATGGGTGGCCCAGCAGCTGCATTGCCTCCAATGGGTGCAGGTCGTCCGGGTATGCCTCCTATGGGCCGCAAACACGGCGGCAAGATTCCTGCTGGCATGAAGACCATGCACGTTATTGATAACGCTGCTGGTGGCGGTCTTGGTCGTTTAGAGAAGATCAAAGAATACGGACTTAAATAACCTGTTTAGGTTTTAAGTCAGGCATAGGAATAGATACCGTGCGGTGTGTATATATACCGCATGGCACAAACATATAGCAGCCTTCTTGAATACGAAACCGGACGCCTCATCGACGAGGCGATTGCCGACGAGGTTGCTATTCTTATGAACGGCACCGTCGAAGACATCAAAGATTACAAATTTCGTACTGGCGTGATTCGCGGCTTGAACAAGGCCCGTGAACTTATGTCCGAAGCAGATAGCAACATCCAATCAGGTGAAAGAGGATAAACATGCCGTATACACGGATGCACCATGACGTAGACCCAAAGGAATCTATTCTTAAAGAACTTGGCGACATTAGCGGCATCGAAGTGTTTAACACGCACGTTCTAATTGCAACATATGTTCGCCCAAACAAGACAAAAAGCGGCATTCACTTAACGGATAAGTACGTTGAGGAAGACAAATATCAGGGCAAGGTTGGCCTTGTAGTTAAAAAAGGCCCGTTAGCATTTGTTGACGATGACCAAGATTGGTTCAAGGGCGTTGAAGTTGATCTAAATGATTGGGTTTTTTATCGTCCTTCTGATGGCTGGTCGATGAATGTGCATGGCGTCCAGTGCCGTGTTTTGCGTGACATAGATATCCGTGGCCGGATTCCGGCACCTGACGCGGTTTGGTAAGGAATAAACACATGGAACCAGCAGTAGAAGAAGATATTGTCCTTGATGATGCCCCAGAGGTAACTGTTGAGGAGAACAAACCAGAAACAAAAGTAGCAGATAATGATTCGCAGACGCCAGAAGATGGCATTGCGGAACTTAAAGCTATGTTGGAGCAAGAGAAGAAACTTCGTTTAGAAGCAGAAACTCGCGCCCATCAAGCCCAACAAAACGTCCAAAAAGCCGCTGTAGAGATACAGGATAGCAACCTTATTATGATTAAGGGTGCTATGGATAACGTAAAGCAAGGGTCAGAAGCACTAAAACGCAACTATAAAGAAGCAATGGCTGCGGGTGATTACGATGCGGCGGCCAATATTCAAGAACAATTGTCTATTAATGCTGCTAAATTGCTTCAATTGCAGAACGGTAAGGATGCTTTAGAAG